ACGGATCCCATTCTTCGTCGTAGACCATCAGGCTCGTCCTCCGAGTGCTTTGGAAAGGTCCGTGATAAGGGCGCCAGCGGGTGTTGCCCTGACGGGCGCGGGGGCCGGCGCGCGCCGGGCGGGAGCTGCAGCGGCGCGGCTGGCCAAAGCCTCGGCCTCGCGCATGAGATTCATGGCGCTGTTGTCGCTGGCGCTTTGCTGGCGCGTCTCGCGCGTGACCTCGGCGTGCCCGAGCTCGCCCAGCGACTTGAGCTTGCCGGGCGTCGTGCACTTCCACTTCAGGTCAGCTCGAAGCTTCCGTGGCCAGTTACCCTCGCGGCGTCCGGCTCCACCGCCGATCGTCCAGTGGGCTGTAAACTCCCGAACCGCGTCGCGAATCTGCTCGGGCTCGACGCGGTAAGCCTCGACGAAGTCGCGCACGATGCCCAGGGTTTCGGCCTTCGCCGGTAGGTCCAGTGGGCAGGTGGTGAGCTTCGGCTCCGTTGCCTGATGCTCAACCTCGGACGGGGTGGTTGGTCGCGCGCTCGCGCGCGGATCTTCCTCTGCCTCTGGATCTAGATCTTCTTCTGAATCTGCCTCTTCCTCTGGGCGTACCGAGTGTGACGATGCGTTACTGACTGTTACATCGTTACCTGTAACGCTTGTAACGCTTCGGTTCTTGGCCCGGTGTTTTTGGACGCGCTCTGCCGTTCCGATCTGCTTGTCGGTACGGAAGTCCCTGTAAATTCGATGGTTCGTGATGCGCCAACCGCGCTCCACTTTGCTGATGCGCCGGCCCTCGTTCACGCCTGAGCTGTCGTCGGGGTCGGGTGCACTGAGCACCGCAAGAGCGACCTCGCATTCCTCTCGGGTGAGGCCCGCTCGCCGCGCAAGGCCGCCGAGCGACGCCTCGACGAGGCCGTGCTCGCCTCCCATCGCCAGCATGGTGACCCACAGGATCTTGACGTCTTTCGACTCACCCCAGACGCTGGAATCGAGGATGGTTGCGTAGATTTTGACGAAGCCCTTCAACCGACCCTCGCCCACAAGTCCTGCAGCGTGAGCTGCTTGTTGCTGTCAGAGACGTTCCGGACGGCGTGCTTGAAGTACTCCGGCTTGAGCTCGATGCCGACGAAGGAGCGCCCAGCGCGCAGCGCCACGTAGCCCTCGGAGCCGATGCCGGCGAAAGGGCTGAACACCACGTCGCCGGGGTTTGACCACAGCTTCACGCAGCGCTCGATGAGGTCGAGCTGCAGAGGGCACATGTGCTTTTCGTCCCGGTCCGAGCGCGCCTGCTCGACGTTCAGGACGTTCGTCTGGTCGATGTTCATCCAGACGGGCGATGCCCATTCCTGCCACTGGTCGAGCGGGAAGTCGGCCTCCGTGTGGGTGACCGGCGAGATCTCCTCGCCTTCCTTTGCCCACTTGCGGAACAGCAGGACGTATTCGGCCAAGCCTTGGCGTGAGAACGAGCTGTCGGTGCGCAGCTGCTTGTAGAGCAGGCCGTGCGCTTTCGTGCGCTGCATCTCGGTGACCGGGCACTTCCACACCGTCACGCGACTATGGAATGTGAAGCCCGCGCGTTCGTGGGCGCGAATGAGCTCGCCGGGAAAGTCACGGAGCCCGGCGCGGCCGGAGCTGTTCGCATAGTTGACGAGGTCTTTGCAATGGACGGCGGCGAGCCGGCCAGGCCGCAAGATGCGATAGAGCTGCTTCAGCAGGAAGCTGTAGTGCCTGATGAACTCGGCATCAGAGCCGGAGTTGCCCATGTCCCGCTCGGATCCCGAGTACGTGTAAACGCTCGAGAAAGGTGGGCTGTAGACGGCCAGCCCCACCGAGTTGTCGGGGAGCGCGCGCGCCACCTCCGCGCAGTCGCCGTTGTACAGGGCAAAGCCCGGCCCCATCGCCTCTTCGAATACCTTCGGTTTCACGCAACCTCCGACTTGAGCCAGCTGGGAATCGTGAGTTTCTTGGTGGGCACGTAGTCGCCCGAGCTCGCCGTGCGGTGCTGGCGGCGGCGCGCGGCCTGCATCATCGCGTCGCGCATCTGCTCGAACGCCGCGCGTTTCGCGTTCAAGACGTCGACGACGCCGCGCTCGGTGGCGCCCATGGTGATGTGAGTCTGGACGGCCCGGGTCTGCCCAAAGCGCCAGCAGCGGCGGATGGCCTGGTAGTAGCTCTCGAAGCTGAACGTCGCCGACGCGAAAGCGACGCGCGCGCAGTGCTGCCAATTGAGGCCAAACCCGGCGATTTTGGGCTTGGTGATGAGCACCCGGAGCCCGCCCGTAGAGAACAGCTCGAGCGTGTCTTCTTTGCGGGCGAGCTGCTCACTGCCGCGCAGCTCCCGGAAGTCCTCGCCCTTGAGCGCCGCGGTGAGGGCGTCCGCCTCATAGTCCGTTTCCGTCCAGACGATCCACGCCTCCGAGCGGTCCGCGCGCACGAGCTCGGCCAGCTTGGCAGCGCGAGCCGTAGCGGTGCGGCGACGCTCCTGGTGGACGCTCGTCGCCGATAGCTCAGGGATGCGAAACAGGTTCTCGCCGCGGTCGGCCTTCACATCGACGTCGACCACGTGCGTGATGGTTTCGAGCGCCGGCAGCACGTAGCCAGCGTCGGAGTACTCCGGCGCCACGTCGGACGGCAGGGCGCACATGGCGGCCCAGCTCGACACCCAATCCCAAAAGTCCTCGACGGCGTGGCCCTTCAGTCGATACGTCCCGAAGGTGCTGGTGTCGTTGATGAACCAGCGCGCGATCATCTGGTGGGATGAAAGGACCGAGAGGAACTCGCTGTGGTTACCGAGCTCGAGATGGTCGTTCGGTGCCGGCGTCGCCGAGCAGCAGAGCCGGTAGGGTGTGGTCGCGAAGGCTTCGAGGAGCCGGCGCTTCGTGACGCCGCTGTAGGCCTTGAGGATGGAGCTCTCGTCGAGCACGACGGCGCCGAATGCTGAGGGGTCGAACGCCTGCAGTCGTTCGTAGTTGGTAACCACCACGGGGCCGGTCGCCGAGCTCGAGTCCATGGCGTACGCCGCAGGAATGTTGAACTTGATGCCTTCGCGAACGGTCTGTTTGGCGACCGCGAGCGGCGCCAGCACGAGCGACGGCTTGCCCGTTTTCTCCGCGCAGGCGGCGGCCCATGCGAGTTGCTGCCCGGTCTTACCGAGCCCGCACTCTTCGAACATGGCCGAGCGACCACGGCGGAGGCTCGTCGCCACGAGCTCGCGTTGGAAGGGGTAGAGAAAGCTCGGCAGTGACGATGGTTCGAAGCCGACTTCGGGCACAACGATCCGTTTCGACGCCAGGAAGTCGTCGTAGTTTTTAGACATAGCCCCTCGCCAGCTTCAGCCGCTGGGTGCGCTTGTTGTTGTCGCAGAGCTTGCAGCGCGACTGGTGGCCGCGAGGATCACCCCTGCTGATGTAGAATTCGCTCTTGGGCTTGGTGAGGCCGCAGCAGTTGCAGCGGTAGGTGCCGACCAGGCCGTGCGGCTCCGCGCCGCTCAAACGTGCTGCCTCGACGGCACTCCGCACGAGCTCGCTCTGCTTGGCTCGGTTCAGGATCGTGTGGCGGTCGATGCCGAGTAGCTGCGCAGCGCCTCCGATGCTGCGAGCCCGGCCAAGAGCTTCGGCTATCTGCTCGTTCGAGACGGCTCGAGTCCGCGCCTGGTCTCTGTCGGCCCCTGGCCGGAAGTCGCACGTCGGACACGGCACCACTTCTCGCTCGAAACCGTGCTTGCACCTCATGCAACCTCCGCTCTCGCCTTGCGAGCCGCTATCCGGGAAACCTGTGACTTATCCGTCGCAAAGTGGGACGCGACCGCCCGGTGCGGGACACCCTGGGCGACCATCTGCCGAAGCTCGCGCACTTGTTCTTCGGTCAAACGATGCGGCGGCCTGGCTGCTCGCACTGGCACGGAGATGGCGGCGAGCGGGTCCATTCCGGACTCGAGCCGACCCCGCAACGTTTCCGAGTTCATCCCAGCCTGCTCGGCGAGCTGCGCCAGTGTCTTGGTTTCCGGGCCAATCCGCACGACGCGGTTGGTGCGCGATAGCCGTCGTTGTTATCGACGCGCTCCAGCGTGTGACGAGGGGTTGGCGGCAAACCCATATCCCGAAGGAAGCAGTCGAAGCTCGACCGCCACTCGGCCGAGACCGCTATTCCTCGACCGCCATAGTGGGCATACGCAGGATCCTTTGGGTTCTCGCACCGTCGAATCATCGACTTCCAGACCTGTCGCAATAGCGCCCTTGGTCGGTCGGCTGCTGCCTGCTCAGCGCGCGCCGCGTCGCGACAAGCTGCTGAGCAGTTCCGAGCGGCGGAGCGCCCGAGCTTGACCGTGAATACTGCGCCGCACCGCTGGCAGACCTTCTCGACGCGACTCCGTCGTGACTTGGCGTGGCACAGTTGTGAGCACCAAATATTCTTGGCGACGGCGCCGCACCCGCGACAGCGCTGCTCAGGCACGGGACCATCCCTCCACACCACGGCCACCGAACAACCGAGCTCTCTCGGCGGCGGCCTGGCGCCGGTACTCCGCGCGGCTGTGACGGAGGTGTGCCTCCCGCACCTCAGCGGCCGAGGTCCCGACTTTGCGCACGGCGCCCGCGCCTTCGAGCTTGAGCGGCGACGCGTTCAGGCAGCCGTCGCAGTCGCACGCCGGCAGGTAGGGGTGGTCACCAGACGCGAGCACTGGCGCCTCCTTCCGAGCAAACCTCATTGCCGAGCGAGCAGACCTTCCCCAGATCGCCGGGCGTCAAATCAGCGAGCAGCCGATCCGTAAACGACCGGAGCCGGCTGTCCGAGACCCGGCGCGCCTCCACCCACCGCACGCTGCTCATGATGGTCGTGTGGTCGCGACCACCCATCAGCTCCCCGAGAACCGGGTAGCTCAGCCGGCACCCCTTCCTGAGTATCCAGCAGGCCACGTGCCTGGCCTCTGCGAGTGACTTGGTGCGGTCGTTTCCGCAGAGCTCGGTGAGGTTGACCCGGTAAGCCTCGCAGACCCCTTCGAGGGCGTCGTAGTGGCGCAGAGCGAGCGCGGGAGTCGAGCGCCTGGGCGGGAAGCGACGGGCGCGCGCCTTGGGCTTTGGTGGCGCCTGGACGGCTTTCGCCCGAGCGAGCGCGGCGTCGCTGAGCGCCATGTGCGAGCGGTCAGCCACGAGCGGCCTCCTGAGCATCGGCTCGGCGCTGGTCGGCTAGGCCCTTGTCTCGACGTACACGCCA